ATTAAATTTATATGATTCTTTTCTAAACATATATTTAGATATATCTTTTAATCCATATTCAGGATAATATAACCCTAAAATCAAATCTTTATCTCTGTTATTATAATAAACATCAAAGAACGAACTTAATAATATATCATCATCTTCTAATATATAAATATGTTCGCCGTGAGCGGAATTAATTAAGTGCATATAAACATCTGATAAGTCATCAGATTTAAAATAACTATATTTAATTAAATCAGATTTAAATTCTTTATACTCTATTAAATCTGTTGTATCAGAATCGTTATTAACTAATATTTCTAAGTGAAATTTATCAGAACAATTTTCATATTTAGATAAAACAGACTCAACACATCTTTTAAATAACTTAGGTCTTTTGTGTGTTAAAATTAATATACTCAAATCTACCGCCACTTTTTGAACTCCAATCCGTCATTGCATTGTTTTAATTTGCAAATAACATAATCTTTAAAATATAAGTTAAAATCTAAATCTTTTATATTAATAGGATTTATATTGTATTCAGGTTTAGCATAATCATTACAACAATAAACATTTAAATTATTATCTATTACTAAATTTTGTGCTACGCAACTACATTTAGTTAAATATAATTGCTCGTGATATTTTTTGTTATATGCTTCATCATATCCTATAATTGCACTATTAATTTTAAATTTATATTCTTGTTCTAAGTAATTCATTAAATAAGGATATTTCTTTGAAAAATAAAAATAATCCCTATAATCAACAGGATTTTTAGTATAATCAATTGTAAATCTCATTTTTAAATGATTTGGTATCTCTTTTGCCAATAAATTAAATTCTTGTATAAATTGTTTTTCTTTATTATATTCTGTATTTATAAAACAATATCCAAGTATATCTAATTCTTTTAATTTTCTTAATTTAAGTATAAATTCAGATACATCTTGTTTGCCTATATGATAGGAACTACATATTTCTAAATTTGGCTGTTTAAAATTATTTAATCTATCTATACTTATACTTAAATTTGTTTGAATTTGAATTTTTGCTATTCTATTGCCTAGATTTTTATATAATTCAGAAATTATAAATTCTAAATTTGGATTTAAAGTTGGCTCACCGCCATAAAAATAAATAAAAATTTTCTTAAATCTTTCAGGTAATGTTTTTAATTTATCTAATACTAATAAACAATCATCATAACTCCATTGTTTAGAATTATTGTCGTATTCTTTACAGAACCAACATTTCTGATTGCATTTGTAGCAGGGTTTAAGGGTTATTTTTAAATCATATGGGAAGTATTGCTGTTTATCCAATAGTTCCCAATTCTTTATATTAAAATTCATATTTAAATAATAGTTAATTCATCAGGGAATTCATAAATAGATAAATCATTTTCATAATATCTATCATTTTCTTTAAAATATACCTTAATATGATTATCCTTAACTTTAGTCTTTTGTTTAATTTTATAAAAACTAAGAGTCTTTGGCAAACCATTACGATTATCGCTAATATAAAATTCTACGTCTTTATTTTTTACTAAATCTAATATTTTATATAAATTTTTTATAGACTCATAATATATAAAATATGATTTAATTGTTCTTTCTTCTGTAAAAAGTTTTTCTAAGTCGGCATAAAAAATATATTTCTTTTCTTGTGTAAGTAGATTTTCAAATACTGCATAATTATCTTTATACCTTAGAAATTTATAATATGTTCTTTCGTAAAAATCCTTTTCTGCATTAAATTCAAAGACATCACAATAATCTAATTCACTAGGTATTGCTCTTATTGACATTTTCCAATTTCTTTTAATAGTATGCCATAAATTTGAAAACATTTGAACTCCTATAATTATTTAATCTTTAAAATTTTATGATTATTTGTATGTAACTTCTTATTAAGTTTTTTCATAAATTTTGATATTTTAGATTTCTTAATTTTTTTCTTAAGTTCAAAGGATAATATCCCTTTATCAAGTGTAAAATCAATATATTGAGATTTCGCAAAATCCTTAAATTCAACAGATTGAATATTGTCTGTATTGATAATTACATCATTAATTTGTTTTAACATTTTAATTCCTTTATATAAGAATAGTTTTTATTTTATTGTCATTTAAATTTTCCATTATTTTATTAACATCAATAATAGGCACACGACTTTCATCAATATTAAATTTAATAACTGTATTATCTGACATTCTAAATACAACTTTTGATTTTTCTTCAATATAGCAACAAATTACTTGTTCTGTGTTAATAATTCTATCATTTACGACTTTCAACATTTTGACTCCTTTGCGTGTTTAATATCTAAAATTAAATCAATAATATCATCATTTTCCTTAAGATTCACTAAATTATTTTTAATATCCGATAATCTAGTTTCTAATCCTATATCTTTGTAATTGATATTATAAAATTCATATGGTATTCCTAAATAATCGCACTCTGCGATAAGTCTAGGCGAACAATCAAATTTACGACCAACAGGGGTATATAAAAATTTATTAAAATCGCCAAATTTAACAGGTTTATTTGTTACATAATCAGATTCAGGCAAGTAATCAGAAAATATTAATAAATTTGGATATTTAATTAATAATTCATCTATTTGTTTAAACTCTTTACAATTATGCGTGATATGTGCGAATGTTCTATTTGCTAATTTTAAAGGTTTCTTGATTTTATCGAGTGCTATTTTCTTAACATAATGTATAGAATTGTGCTTTTTAGGATAAATTCTTGAATCTTCTAAATAAATTACGTCATCAGGTCTAGTGCCTGCATTTGTGTCAAATTCTGCACCACAATTAAATGCTAATTTAAATCCTAAAACTTTTTTATTGTTGAAAAAATCATAACTTCCGTCTGTATTTAATGATAAAGGTGCATATACTAAATCAGGTGTTCCAAATATAAAATCATTAAAATCAAATTCATCAGAATTAATATATCTATTATTAATTATATTTCTTATATTATCAGGTTTATAATCATAAAATAAACATTTAACTTTTATTTTAGTTTTAAGAAACTGATAATAATCTAAAATTTCAAATAAGTGTCCTGATATTCCGTGAATATTACGCCTATCATAAAAACTATGATATAAAAGCAAATCACAATCATCTGAATTTAATTTTAAAATCATTATAACCCCTAGTAATCTAATAAAACATAATCATAAAATTTACCCTGATATTCAAATCCATTAGTTAAATCAGGTTTATAATTATCATAATAATATTTTGTAATATAGAATTTATTATTATACCAAAAATACACGTCTGCGTAATCTTCTTCATCTAAATTAACAAAATTATTGTTGAAATGTATTATATCATTTTTAGAATTATGATTATCCAATATATCCGCTTTAAAAATTAGATTATTAATTAATTCTAAATTTAAGCAAGAATTAATGTATTTAAAATTTTTAAATATCTTTTCTAAATCCAATTGATTAACTATGCTATATTTTTTCTTAGATTTTAAATCAAAATATTTAAGCCTGCCATCTATATTAACAGATTTAACTTTTAACGTATTAATAAAGTAATTATATATGAATAGCGTTTCTGCGTCATTATAGCCGTGCTGTTTAACAATCTCATATAGGTTAATACTATCTATCGGAACACCTGTTAATTCTTTACTATGCGTCTTACAAAACGTTTTATTGTATATAGAATCATTAGTCATTAAATGATATTAACTCCTGTATAATTTCATCATTATATCTTAATTGTCTTTGATAGATATTTTCAGATTTTGCTTCATTATATCTATAATAAGCACCGTCTTTTATACCTTTATCAATAAATTTAACTTTAATTTTAAAATATCTGCACTCGTGAAATAATCTAGGTTTTATATCAATAGAATCTTTATTTTGTATATAAATTACTCTATCGAATTTATCATAAAATAAAGGCGATACAAATGATTTTCTTTGTATAAAATTAGGTCTTCTTAGTTTTAGAACGCAATCGTGAGAAGTAACTAAAGTTTTTCTATCGTGTTTATCAATATCTCTTAATAAATCAAATCTAAATTTAGATTTATAATTAATCTCTAATCCATCAGGTTTTAAATGATTATATTCTATATAATATTTAACATTTCTACTAGATTTAAATGTAGAGCCTGATAAAGCATATAATTTACGTCCTAGAATACAAGATTCTTCAGTATAAATTAATGAATAATAATCAAAAAATAATATTTTATTAAATCTATAAGGTTTCTTAATATCTACATAAATCATATAATCAAAGCACCTATCATCTATATTTTTATATTTTTGTTTAATAAAATCTTTGATATAATTAAAATTTAAATTAATATTTAAGAAACCCCAATAAACGTGCCTATTATCAGATTTATCAAATCCGTCTTCGCCTAAATATCTCAATTCCCATAAAGTATAAAAATATTCAAATCCTGATATTATTGAGCCGTCTATATTACCATAAAAACTATATCCTGAATTTAATATTAAGTTAGAATTTGGATAAGTTGATTTATCAATTATAAAATGCTCTTTTGAATTAATCATAAAATTTACTCCTGAACTCGATTATATTAGTTATTTTATCATCTATAATAGGATTTAATTTAATATCTTTAATTTGCTTTTCTACGCCGTCACAAATATTAAAATACTTACATTTAAAACAATCTTTATTTTTGTAATAATGATGTTCCCTTGCATTTTGACAACGTTCAATCATATTATCTAAAGTAGGTTCTAAATAATCATATAATGCTGAATTCCAATCGTAAATATCATATATATGTTGAAAATATCCTACTACGTGTTTTTCAAATCCTATCATAAAGCAATAAGGAACATATCTAACATTAATATATTTTATTTTAGATTTTAATATAAATTTTTTAATAGGTTCTAATAATATATTATAATCAATTTTTTCATTATTCTCTGCGTCTGAAAAATAATTCAAAGGCAAGAAATTTAATTCAAAAGGATTAATATTTTCTAATAAATCAAAATATAGATTATCTATAAATTTATAATTAGAATTTGTTACAACTGCATTAATTCTTATTTTAATCCCTAATTCTTTAGCATTATTAATTGATTTTAAAATCTTATCAAAACTACCTTTAATACCTGTTAGATTATCGTGTTTTTCATTAACGCTATGAAGACTAAATAAGATTTCAGATAATCCTGATTGTTGTGCTTTTTTCATAAATTCAATATCTTGAAATTTAATACCATTTGTTAAACACGACACTTTAGAACTATTAGTGTTCTCTGATTTAGATTTACAATATTTGATAATATCGAAAAATTTACTATGTATAGTTGGCTCGCCACCTGATATATCAAAATCATTTGTATATTTTGATAAAAAATCAATTCTTGATTTAATAATATCAAAACTTAATTCTTTATCATTAAGATTATGCTTATAATAACAAAATCCACATTTAGCATTACATCTTAAGCCTATATCGACTTTTGCTCGTCTGCATATAGGCTCATTAGGATAATAAATATCTTTAAAAGAAAACTTGTTATAATTAATATCCACTAAATTAATCCTTTATAATCCTTATTTTGTTTCAGGTGTTACTTTATTTAGTAGTTGCAAATATAGTTCTTTTTTGCCGTGAAAAACAAAATCTATTCTTGCTATTAACAATTTATATTCTTCATCATTTTGTTTTAATTCATTGATTACTGAAGCAAGTTCTTCAGGTTTCAAAGCATATAACAAACTCATTAAAGGATTAACTTTTTTAAGTTCATCATCACTTACACAATTTTTTGCTTTTTCATAATCTGCTGTATATTCGCTAGGAATATTAATTGCTTTCATATGTTTTTCAAATTTTTTCAATCCAAGCAATGCTAGTTCTCTAATTTGTAGGGTATCTAGTTTTCTTTTATTGAATTCAGATATCAATATATTTTTATTTTCTTTAGGTGCTTTAGATATATCAACTAATTTAATTACATCTTTAATTGTAAATTGTTTATTAAAGTTGTTATAGTAATTTTGAAATTTAAATGCTAATGCTTCGCCAATTTTACCTGAAACTATCTCAACATCAAAAGTTTGAGTTTTCTCAAACAAATCTATATATCTTGATAATGTAGCCCAACTTCTAGGTGTTGCAATTCTTGTTTGTCCATCTTTAGGAACATTATACAAATCTCTAGGATTTTCTGCTATATAAGATGTAATAATATTATTAATCTTATTGTTTCTAGCCCAACTTAACCAAGATTCAACATCTAAACTTACTTTAACTTGCAAAAATCTATCTAATAGTGCTGGGTCTAGTTCATCAACGTAATAATCAAGACCTTGTTCTGATTCGGTTGGATTTATTGCACCTACAACTAAAACATCTTTAGGAAGTTTATGTTGATGAATTTGTTTATCAAGAACAATTTGAAGTGCTGACGCTTTTACATCTTGTTGTGAGCGGTTTAATTCGTCTAAGAATAAGACTGATTTCTTACCTTGTTTTTCGGCTTCTTTCATTCTGTAAAGCCATACAGGTTCAGTCCATATTGTTACACCATCTTGAATTGTTGGAATTCCGATTAAGTCACCAATTTCTTGATTGCCTAATCTTAGGTCTTCAAAGTGATAGTTGTTTTCTTCTGCATATTCTTTAACTACATAAGATTTACCAAGACCTGCGTCACCTGATATTAGAACACTATCACTTACTTCGTGAGCGATTTCTAAAACTCTTTTAATTTCTGATATTTTCATATCAATCTCCTTTAATCCTTTTAAATTATGTGAGAATTATAACACACTAAACCTTAAGATTTTCTTATGTTTTGGACGATTTTTATAAATTTTACATATAAAATTCAGGGTATAATTTTTTTAATTTATTTCTTTTTGTTGTAACGCCTTTTAATTCTGTTCTTGCTTTTTCTATTATTTGATTGTGCTTTTTGATTTCATCTAATAATTTATTTTTATAACAATTAATTATAATATAAGTATCAGGCGGATTTTTAATTTTATTTTCATCCGCTGAACTATAATGTAAATATAAAATATCATTATAATAAAAAATTCTTATTAATACACCAAAATACTCAAAGACATCTAAGAAACTATTAATTTTTAATTCGTGTTCTCTTTCATAAATATATTTTCTTGTTTCTAAATATAACATAGCCTTTTCAGATGTATATAATCTTTCTCTAAAGAATTTTAAATTTGATATTACAGATTGATATTTTTTTCAATTAAATAATAAAATGCTTCTAAATCTGAATTTGCATTTATAATTTCTTTGCCTAGAATATACTTATTAATTGTATAATCTTCATCAAATTTATAAGTATCTTCATTAAATTGATAATATTTGTTCTCTAATCTCTTGAATAAAAAATCGTGGGAACAATCACAACAATACAAATAATCATCAAAATTATTGCGTTTAGTTAATTTAGATTTCATATTCAATTAGTCTTTCTTTAATTGAATTTATTATAGATTTAAATTTATCAGAGATAAAATCACAATATTTTGCATTAGAATCTGATTTTATTCTTTTTATTTCTTTATCAAATTCATCATATTTTAATGAAAAATATCTCATAAATTCAATATTATCTTTAACTGAATATGTTTTATAATCTTGCGGACTATACATTTTAAAATTAAATAAGTGATATTGTCCGTCTATAAAGATATATTCTCTATTTTTAATCAATATAGTGCTAGAAAATCTACTTGATGATGTTACAACGTGCCTATTATAAAAGAAATATGTTTTAGATTCTTTATAAAAATATCTTTCAAAATATCTAATTGCTAATTTTCTATTTAAAATTGTTTTTCTTAAATGTTGCATTTCTAAAAATAATGATATTTGGTCTTTTACAACAGGATAAAGTTGTTCTCTATACCATTTATTATTTTTAAGTAATTCTTTATCAAACTCGCCAACTTTATCAATTAAATTTTGATAATAATTTTGTTTTTGATTTAATTCTTTATATAATTCTATTAATGATTTTCTAAAATTATCTATTTTTAATTTTCTAAATTTTTCTGTAAATTCAAATTCAGGTTCAGTAGTTTCTGAAATAACATAATTATTTTTATCTATATTTCTAAATCTATATCTTATTTCATCAGTATTTAGAAAATAGCACGCTCTAAATTTAGAATTAATAAAAATATATGCTTCAGTTAATACTCTTAATCTATTATCTAATCTTGTATTTTCTGAAGCACTATATGTATCATCAAACACTAATTTATAAAGAAAATCGTTGGCTATTGCATAAATGTAATACATTTAATTAAACCTATTTCTCTCATAAAAAGATTTTATATAATATTGCGGATAGTCATAATCAATCTTAACATTATTGTTGTCTAGCAAGAAAATAACGTGTTTAGGTTTTTCAGTCCAACTATCTTTAACTGATTCTATATATCCGTCAGTGATTACAATTATTACATCTGAATCTAATTCTTTGGCTTTTTGAATTCCTGGATAAAGATAAGTTCCGCCTTTGCCTGACCTTTCAAAAACTTTAGTTTTTCTATCAAAATCTGATACTTTTTTAACTTCTGTATCAACTTGAATAACTTTTAAACTTGAATTTGTAAGTTTGCAAATATGATAAATTTCTGATAATCCTACATATATAAATTCATCTGCTATTGAGCCTGATACATCAACAATTACAGAAGTTGTAAAAGTTTTATTTGAGATTTTGCCACGCAAATCATCTCTATTCATAAATCTTCTATTAACTTTTAAAATTGATTGTCTTTTATCAATTTTCTTATTTCCTTGATAGCGTCTTAATAATTGTTTCCAATTTAGTTGTGCTTTATCGTGAAACAAATCAAGAATTTCGATAATATTAGCAGGAATTGAACCCCTACCTTTTTCATTATTTTTTGTTGCGTCTAGGGCTTTTTTAATTGCTTCTCTAGTCATTACTTTTGCAAGGTCATCTGAAGGAATTTTATTTTTGTTCCAAACATTGTGTGTTCCTGCTTCTTTATTGTCTTGATTTTCATTGTCGTTACTTTCATTATTATCATTTCCACTTCCGTTACCATTGCCATTACCATTGCCACCATCATTACCATTAGCACCTTGATTATTTTTATTTTCTTTTTCTAAGAAATCATAATAATATTCTGCTTGTTTCTCTTTTTCTAAATTTTGATTTTTTGTTAAATCCTTAATTGTCTTTAAAGAAACGTGTGAATTTGGTAAGTCTTTAGTTTCAATAAGTTGATTAATAGAACAATCTGTTGCATAATTCCAAATTCTGTGTTTTCTATTTTCTAAACGTCCTAATAAGTGTCCGCCAAGAATATGCAACATTTCGTGTTTTAATAATCCCATTACAATATTATCTGAATATCTTTCTATAAATTTAAGATTAATAGCAAGATTATATCCATTATCGAAATATACACCTAAAGTTGGCACGCTATCAGTAAATTTAATTCTGCATTGAGTAATTAAATTTGCGTAAAACATATAAGTATCAGTATATTTAATATCGTATAGCATTGATTTATAAACTCTATAAAACTTATTATTTGCGTCACGTTCTTGATTTAAATTCTCTATTCTTTCATCAAATGAAGTATAAAGATTTTTAATTTGTTCTAAAATTTCATCAATTACAGGAAGTTCTGCAAGTGGATTAAGTTTTTTTGCTAGTTCTTTAATTTCATTAAATTCATCTGTATCTTCATCAAGTGAAGTTAATTCTGTTCTAAGTTTTTCAATTGTTTCAGATACTGACAATCCGAAAATATCAGATAGTTCTTCAATGCCCTTAAAGTCTTTATTTTCTGCTGTCTTTGTTATTTCTGTATTCATTTTCTAATCCTTTATTTGTTTGATAAGAGAATAATAACACAAATTCACTTAAACAATTCTTAATTAACATATGGATTTTTAAGTGTTTTAGAGATATTAGTAATATTATAGTTACATATTAAGAAATATAAATTCTTGCTTAAATTAAGAAAAAATAAAGTATAAATAGATTTAGCAAACTTAATAAGGAATTATCTAAATGGCAGGCGAATTTGCATTTACTCTATCAGATATTAAGAAACAACTAGGTGCAGGTCTAGGTCTTAGAACAAACAAATATCTTATTGAAATGCCTATGCCAGGTGTTCAAGGTAAAAAATTAGCAATACTTTGTCAATCCACTGCATTACCTGAACGTAATATAGGTGTTATAGATGTTTATTATCGTGGAAGACGTTATAAAATGCGTGGCGAAGCAGATTTTCCTGGAACATATACGATTAATATTATTGATGATTCTAGTATGAAAATTAGAAAAATGTTTGACGCTTGGTGCAAACTAATTGATAATACAAAACCTAAACAAAATGGTGTATTAGGTATGTTTGGCGATTCTTTCGTTCAAGGTATGGAAGCAGTAGCAGGCGTTATTCAGGCGGCTCAAAATTTAAAATCTCAAATAGATTTTGATAATGGTGTAGGATTCTTAACTAATGCTTTTTTAGGAACACCATCAGCACCTAATTATCAAGTAGATATTAATATTTGGCAATTAAATAAACAAAATGATAAAGTTTATGGATATAAATTGCAAAATGCTTTTCCTAGTGAAGTAGGTGCAGTAGAACTTGACGACGCAAACGAGTCACAATTATCACAATTTAGTGTAACTTTTGCATATTCTGAATTAGAACCTATTGAACCTAAATCAATTACAAGAAAAATTATTGATGGTGCAATTGGCGATACAGGTCAAGATATTGTTAATGGTATAGAGAATTTATTTGACTAGATTTTAACGATTAAATTCTATACTCAATTGATTTATCAAATACATATTTGTAATTAGATTTAAGATAATCTTTTATTACTTGATTATCAGTTAGTGAAATTTTAAAATTTATTCTATATAATATATCACTTACTAATGAATTTATATCTGATTTAATAAAATCCAAGTTAGATTCTTTTGTAAAATAATTAAATTTTAAAAGATTTTCATCAAAGGTATATTGTTTTGTGGAACTATATAATTCATTTTCTTTTATAAAGAATAAACCTGCTAAATTTAAATGATACAAATACTTATTTGGATATTTAGAAATAGTTTCAAGCAAATCATCAAAATTAAATGAATCCTTGCTAAACTCTTTAATAATCATATTACTAATTCCGAATAATTATTTTGAATAAAATTTAAACTTTGTTCTAATCTATCAAGATTTCTTTTGTGTGAATCAGCAACTCTTTTAAAATCATTTGCTTGTGACATAATAGAACTGCTGTTGGATATAATCAATTTTTTAAGTTCTTGGTCTGATATATTCTCTGATAGTTCTGATAGTCTTGTTACTATAATTAATTTATTTGTATCATCGATAAAATAATCAAATTTGCTAGTTTTTATGATAACATTAGATTTATATTCAGTATCTTTAACTAAAGTATAAGTTTTTCTTTTAATATATTTTTCATAAATTCTATTATTGGCATTATAATTTGATTTAGTAAATTTGTGACTTGTTAATAATACATTATAATGATTTTTAACAAAAAATAAAAAATCTTTAACTAAAGTCATATTAGAATTAGAAAATTCTAAGACATCGCCGATATTATATTCTTTTTGATTTTGCTTTTCATAATAAGATTGATTAAAAGCATATTTATTAACAATATATTTCTCTTTAAAAAATTCAACTATATTAATATTATAAGTATTAGAATTAGAAAATAATTTAATACTTCTATTGTTGTTTAATTTAACTAATTCGGCTATATCTTCAATTTGTATAAAATCTTTCATTATAATGCCACCTAATCCTTTATACCAAATATTCAGAATAATTGTTATTAATAAATTCAACTAATTTTAAATTTTTATTAATTTTTTCATCAAAATAATTAATAGAATTTTTAACTGAATTTATTGTTGATTTATCTGTTGTGTTATTAAAATTTTTAATTAATCTGTTCTTTTCATTAGTAAATCTATTAATATAATCTGATGAATTTGTATAATAAAAATTTATAAATTCTTTAAAACTCCATAAATCAAGATTTTGATTCATTACGCCAACTTTAACAAATTTCATTAGTGAATGGCTATAATTATAATATAGAGTTATAACACCTTGAACTTTTATAAATCTTGCACTACCGCCTATTTTATAAACTTTTATTTTATCTGATTTCATATATAGTAGCAAATCTCTAAATTCTAATTCTTTTAGTGGCAACATATCTAAATCCTATAAGCACTTTATAAACAATATTCTAAATAATTATCTTTGATATAATTTAAATCTATTTCATATTTTTGTATTTGTCTTTTAATATATCTTATTCTATCTAGCCATTCATCTAAATTTTTATAATGCCTTTCTTTCAATATAGTTTCTTTAAAATAATTTTCATCTAATTGTAGGGTCTTTTTAAGTTTTTCAGATATTAAATTTATAATAATAATTTCATTAAAATTATAATCAAGTATATATTCAAATTTATCTTTTATTTCTAATAAATATGTATTTTCTGTATATTTAGGATAATACTCATCTAAAACAAATTTGAGTTTAAAAGTTTTTAATTTCTCTGCTTTCTTTTGTTCTGTTTCATAATGCCCTTCATCTACTTTTAATTGTTTATATAGATAGTTTAAAACAGAATTTATTTTTTCATAATAATCAGATATAAACATATTTTCATCACATTCTGTTGCGTCAGTGTGAATTATTGCAGTATGCCTTAAATCTATGGCTTCATAAGCATTTTTTGAAAATTCAAAATCTTGTGACAAATTATTATACTCTAATCTAATTTTATTTTTATCGGCAGTGATAAAAGTCATCTTGCCACCTGATTTTAATAAATCTAAAATTTGAGTAAAGTTTAGCCTAGAGTCAAAATTACCATTTGCTTGTAGAAAAATCATTATTAATCCTTACATTGTGTATTCTAAATAATCTTTGTTTATTATATCCAATAAATCCTTTAATTTACTATAATTTTCAATATTTGGTTTCAATTGGTTATCATATTTTTCTAAACTTTCATTTAATAATTCATCTATTATTAATTTTTTTAATTCATATTCTGATAAATCTTTATAACTAGGATATAAATTTACTACTATAAGTCTTTTTTCATAAATTGAAAAAGATTGATAATACTTGCTTGGCTTCATAAGTCTGCCATCAAAATGTGGTATTGTTTGCAATTCTAATTTATAATTCATATATTGATTATGTTTTGCTATTGTGTTTTCTTTTTGATTGTTATAGTATTTTATCATTTTAAAATAAGAACTAACTAAAAAATTTATTGCGTATATAAATTTTCTCATAAAATCTGATTTAGATAATTTAATATTGAAATCTATATCAATACCATATAAAGGCATTATTTCTTGCCTGCCATTTGGATTTAAAAAATTATTAATATCTGATGTTGTGCGTTCATAAAGTTTATTATAGCAATTAAAATCAGAATATAAAGATGTGTCAAATCTATATATAGAACTTAAATTATCATATTTTATTTTAAAAGCAGTCATATAATCTTCATAAGGACAAGTATATACACTAAATCTATCGTGCAAGTTATATTTCTCTACTATATCATAAAAACTTATAATATCTTGAATTGAAACTGCACTTGCTGATAAAATATTATGAAGTTTTGTTCTATCAGGTTCTATTGTTATAGGTAATTTGTTTTCATTTGTTTCCATTTAAAGTCCTTTATAATAAGTATTCTGAATAATTATCTGAAATAATATCTAATTGTTTCTTAAAATATTCTAATCTAGGTTCATATTTTTTAATAGATTCTTGTAATTCTTTTATAGGATTTAAATATAATTTTTCTAATATATGGTCTTTTATTTGTTTTTCATATCCAGGTTTTAATTCATAAACAAAGAAAATACCTGCCTTAATTTGTAATCTTTCAAAAATTTTGGTAGGAAAATATAAAGATTCATATTTTCTTGGCAAATAATCATTTATTATTGCTACTTTATAATTTAATGCTTTGTTATATTGACGTTCTTTAGATTTTAGTGCTTGCACCTTATTATTAAAATTCTTTTCAAATGATTGAAATTTTGTTTCTAATTGTTTATGAAATAATTTTATAAATTCTATTTTTGATATTTTAATATCAAAATTGTATGGAATTGTTTGTGTAGATGTTTTTAATTTACCATTTTCAAGTGTAAATAATAATTCTGATTTTACTAATTCATAAAAATTGAAATCTTTTAAATTTGATGTATATTTATAAATTGATTCTTTGCCGAAGTAAGTAACTTTAAAATAAACTAAACATTCATATTCTTCTAATGGTAATTGCTCTTGTGTAATTGATATAAAAATATCATCTTTAAGAAATTGATTATAAGAAATTAAATCATATAAATTTAAAATATCTTGAAATGATAATTGATTTTGTTTTAAAATAGATTGAATATTGTATAAATTCTCTTGTGCTTCTATTTGATATTTATTCATCTTGTGTTCCTTAAGTTTTAATAGTGTTAGAGTATCACATATAAACTTATAAAAACATTAAGGAACACTTAAACAAAACTTAATTATTTTCTATTAAAAACTTTCTCTGCAAATGCTGTAATTCCGCCACGAACAATTTTATCCATCACAGTGGCGTGCAACTTAACTTCAGGGTGTTTTTCTTTAGTTGCATTAAATAGTGTTGATAAAGCATTTGTATATTTGTTTATATAAGGGTTATCAATTTGATTATTTGAACCTATTACAATTAATTTACAACCTTTATCAAGTCTTGAAATTACTAATTGTCCTGACTTTTTACTAAAGTTTCCAAATTCATCGCATATTACTACTGCGTCAGATATTGTCCTTCCCCTTAATTCGCCTATCCACATTGTAGTAATATTATATCGCTCTTGTAATTCTTCAGCCCTTTTATCAATTAGTTCATCTGAAATTTGGTCTTTATTTGATTTATTATGATTTGCTTGTGTTAATTGTTGTTTAGCAATAAATTTCAAGGTATCATATAGTGGGTGGTTATAAATAGCAAATTTTTCTTCAAGACCAGGTAAATATCCTATATCTTCGCCTTTGTCAATTGATTCTATTGAGTTTCTAATATATACAATTCTATTAAATTTTTTCTCTTTTACTAATCTTATTGCTGTTGATAAAGCAAGCAAAGTTTTACCACTTCCTGCTGGTGCGTCTGATATTATGATATTTGTGAAATCAGATATTACAGAACCTACAAATAACTTCTGTCCTAAATTTAAAGGTTTTATATCTTGTTTATTGATATTGCTTTCATCAAGTCTATATAATGTATCATTAAAAACTTGATAAACATCTGTTTTACCATTATCAAATTTTATTATATAGTTAAAGTTATCAGGTTGATAATCTTTATCAAAATCATAAACTTTTGTTCCGTCTAGGTCTATATAATCTTTTAATGATAATTCTTTAATAAAATGATAATCTATTTCTTGTGATGAACCTTTTAAAGTTTCTGCTTCTATATTCTCTGATAGTGCCTTTAATCTACACATTACATCAAAACTTATTAATATAGAATCTTTAAAATATTGACAAATTTCGATTATCTTTCTATCGTTTAATATAGTAGTGTGTCTATATTTTGTATCGGATTCAAATTCTTTTAAATCTGCTACGTATAGAGTAATATTGTTTGCTTTATTTGTAAGTTTAGATAATCTTAAATTATCCGCTTTATTTGAATTTACAAAATCTAAAAGACTAGGATTTGATATTACTTGTATTTCGCATTCATCTAAAAATCGTCCAAATTCACGGCTACGATAACCTAATTCATCAAAATTTGTTTTCTTTGTATCTAGTTCATCTAATGTTATACTAGGTAAAATTAAGATATTTTCATTATTATAGATTTTAAATATATTATTTAAATCATCTAAAATAATATTAGTATCTAAAATATATGTTTTTACCATTTTAATTTCCTTTAAATTTAATTAATATAATTTAGTATAATTTAATGTGATTGGTGCAATTCACAATCACAAGAATTTGCTATTTTCTCTAATGCTTTTTTATTTCCTTGCTCTAAATTCCTTTCTAGTGTTAAAAAATCATCTGTATTATTAAAATCTAAATCAGGATTAAAATGTATTGTATCTGCCAATACTACATTAAAATCGCCTGCTTTAGTTACAAGTGAGCCATTAACATCTATAAATGTATTATTCTTAAATTTGATATAGTTGCCATTTTCTGTTGTGTAAATATCAACTGCACTTAATAATGAACCTAATTTAAATAAATCTCTGTCAGATAAATTATTTAAAAAATTTATAAAATTATTAAATTTATTTTCTGATATATTGGTAAGTGCTGATAATTTTTCTAGTTCTGACGCCATTTTTCTACTCCTTAATGTTATTAAAATCTTTATTTAATGTAATTAAAACTCTTGTATATGGCTGAATATAGAATTTTCCGTTATCTTCATAATAACTTTTATTTTCTAATCTATTGGGTATTTCTAAATTTAAATATCTATTTAATACTGTTGTTTCGCTTGATTTTCCACTTGAACTATGAAAAATTGTATTATGATATTGTTTATCAAAAACACACCCATTTTTAACTGCACCTAAATTTACTATATTATATTGTCTATAATTTAAAATAGTAAGTGCAGATATAGGAACTCCGATAACACCGTTATAATCATAAGGAATATCTGCCGTCTTGTCGCAATTTATAGCATTATAATTATCGTATTTTTGATGTAATTCAGGATTGTATTTTGTTTTAAATTCTCTAATTGGTAGTTCTTTGGTTTGATTGATATTAGTTAGCCATATAGATGAAACTCTTTGCAATACTCCATCAGGTCTTATAAATTCGTAAGTTTGTTTTCCGCTGTAAGCGACCATTATCTCTCTCTCTCTCTCAATTTGCTAAAAGTATCTCTATACCCTAAAACATTTAAATTTGCAATAATTATAAATTTAACTTTTAAATCCATTAAGAAATTAAAGAATTCTTTATATAGAGAAAAAGGTGGATTTGTTACTACTATTATATCATCTATATTATCTGTTATTATATTAGAATTATATTCAAATAAACCTGATTCAATGGGTGTCTTAATCTCATTAATTCCGTCATAATCGTATCTATAAGGTTCATCAGATTTATATGTTGATATTAATCTTTTTAAACCTAACTTTGCAAAGTTAATCTTAAAAAATTTATAGAAATTACTGAAACTAGGGTCATCACAATTACAATATATAACTTTATTATTTAAATCAAAATTTTCTATACAATTTTCAATATCTATCATTTGTGTATAAAATTCATCATCTTTTGCCAACTTAGCATTATGCAAAACTTTTCTATTTTCTGTCATCTTATCTATTTGCTCCTTGTTGTGTTTTTATAATAATATACCATAAATTCTTATTATATCCTTAAATAAATATCGTTTTATTAATATTATTTACTCATAAATTTTATAAATTAAGCAAATATTAAGTTATCTTTAAACTCTATTTAAGCAATGATACTATATAATTCTCTTGTTTTAAAAATAAATCGCTTAAAAGGAGCAACAAATGACTTACGCAGAATACAAAGAAAACAGAGATTTACAATACAATGAAGTTTCAAAAAACTTCTTTTCAAATCATCTATCACATAATATTGATAAAGCACCTATCAATAACATTAAAAGTATCATAAATGTTGAATTTAGTTCTGATATTTTAAAAATCACTTATTCACTAGACGGATTAAAACCTTGCTATCTAGTATTTGAAGATGATATGAAATCTGATGAAATTTGTGATTATATAAGAGAAGTATATAATAATGTAAAATCAGAACATAAAGATGATATAAGATTTTACCTAGAATCATTAATAGCAAAAAATATCAAATATTCTGATGTATATGCGAATACTTTAAATAGTATCAAACTAAGACAAAGAAAACTTTGTAATTTACCAAAAGTTGTAAATGAAGAAAAATGCAAATATTCAGCAGGCAACGGACAATATACATTTACCGATACTTGTGTTTATGTTCCTAGTAAAAAATATAAACATTTTGATAGAATTAAAAAACAATCAACTGACTATACAAATATGTATAACGCAAATAAAAATCTTAAATCTCAATATGATAATAATCTTAAAAGATTAAACAGAGAATTTAGATATATTTTACTAGATGATTAATTAATAGTGTGCCTGATTAATTTCAGGCAACCTGATTAAATAAATAGTAATATACATTTTCAAAGGATATTTTTATGGGTCTAAATTTAGAAATTCAAAATCTTAACTTCTACTTAAATTCAGATTTACGTAAGAAACAATTTTTAAATTCTGAATGTTTAATAGAACAAAAATTAGACGGAGTAAAAATAAGATTAATAAGAATTTCTGATACTAATGATTTTAAAAAAGATTGGGTAGTTTCTTATAAAGATTATATCCAATATCCTGATGAATTTGATTATGCACCTAATACAAAAGTTAAACAATCTAAATCATATTCTCAAATTAAAGTAATATTTAATCACTTAGAACATCTGTATAAATTAAATACAGATTTTTCACAAATTCCTATTAATACTGAATTTTTTATTATGTTCTTATGCAATCACGATAAGCAACAAACTAAATATAAATTAACTCATAAATTAGTTTTGATAGGATATGCCAACACCGAATATCAATTAAATTATGGACGTATTTTATCAAATCCTAAAGATTTCAGAGTTCTAAAACGTGATTTATATGCTAAAATTTTAAAACTAGACACGCCGAGAATTCTATTTGCAGGATATTTAAATAATTTTGAAAAATCTTTATTAGACCCTGAAGTAGAAAAACAATATTTACAAATTAAAAATCTATTGAATTTAAATTATATAGATGATTATATTTCTAAGATTCAAGAACTATTTTTAAATATAAATTCAAAATATGGCGGAGCAGAAAAAGGGTTTATAGTTATCCAAAATGGATTATATTTTAAAGTTTTAAAATCTGAAATAACTAATAATATAATTAAACCTGATTTAGAATATAATAAATTTATAAGACTTACTGCACTAAATTTGATATCAAATATCAATTTATTTAATCAAGACGAATTTAACGATATATTAAAGCAAGTAGCAGATAATTTAAGAAAACTTAAATTTAAAAACTATCTAAAACAAAATAAAACAGACCTAGACGTTAAAGATGATATTCATAATGAATATAAGAAAATATTAATTAAAAGAATTAAAAACAATAACAATTTCCTATTTATAGGCAAATTTAGAATATTTACTAAAGCACATTACGAAATAATTAAACAATCTTTAAAAGACTACGACAACGGCGTAATTTGTATTATAAATCCTGGTTCTGATAAACATACATTTGAATTAAGAAAACTAGCAATACAAAAATGTTTCGGCGATAACAAAAACATAACTATAATATCGCATAATTCAGGATATTTAAATACTATATTAGAAAAATGCGATTTTATTCAGAAAAATATTAATACTATTATAGCAGGCACGAATAAATTTTATCAATATACTTATATATTAAAATCAAATCCTGATATTAATGTTAAAGAAATAAAACTTCAAAATATTAATGCTACCACTCAATTATTAATAGATAATATAGATAATGAATTGTATTTTAAACGCAATACACCATCTGAAATTCTTGATTTATACCCTAAATTTAAAGAATTTTATACTAAGAATTGATTAAATAAGTAATAATTAAGAATTTAATAGTATAATAACATCATTACACAAGATTACAGGAGCAAATGATGTTAAATCCATTAAATATTAAATTTTTTAAGATGTGTTGCCACGATATAGGCAAAGAAACATTAATTGATATATCTGCTAGATGTCCTGTTTGTGGCGATTCTAAGAAAAACAAATCAATTAAAAGACTTCATTTATATCATAAAGGCGGAAACGATTTTGTTAAATGTTTTAACGGCGATTGTCCTGTTAATACAAATATGTATAACTTCTTAAGATTATATTTCCCTGATAAACTTTATGATTATAAAAGGGAGTGCTTTCATCAAAAAATATTCTTAAATGATATTGATTTTGTCGATAAAGGTAATGATAAAGAAATTGTAGAAACTGATGATATACCTGAATTTAAGACTATTGATTTAGAAAATTTATTAATTCCCCTAGAACAATCTGAATTAAGTTTAAATTATCTTAAATCTAGGAATATAGACTATAAAGACTGCACGAAATTCGGTCAGTTTTATTTTATTAATACAGATATAATCATAGATGAAAAACTTTATAAAATTCAAAACTCAATTGTAATTCCATTTTATAGATTAAATAAAATTTATGGATTTTATTCAAGAAAAACAGATATTAAAGATTTTAAAACATTTAACTTAAATAAAGATTATAAATTATGGAATTGGTTTAATATTGATAAAGAACAACCTGTTTATATCTTTGAAGGAATTTTCGACGCTCTAAGTTCAGGTAAAACTAATATAATAGCACAATGTGGAATTGATATACCTGAAGAACGTCTTAAAGAACTTAAAAATCCTATATTTTGTCTTGATAATGATACAACAGGAATTAAGAAAATGATTGAATATGCTAAAGATTATAATGTTTTGGTTTATCCTAGCGATTTTAATTATAAAGATTTAAATTCTGCATTACAAGATAATAAGAGATTAGAGATTAATAATTATATTCAAAAAGGATTTAAAGCAGTTATAGAATTAAAGAAACTTCTATAACTGAATAAATCATTAAATTTAAATTGAGTTGGCTCTATTATACCATCCATTTCTGTATATTTTTAAACTAGGATTTTTCTGTATAATAGAGTCATAATATTTCATTTCTTCAATATCAAATTCTCTATCAAAATCATTTTCATCATAATTATTAATTGCTTGAATAGTTTGATTTCCTATTACACCATCATCAGCAACACCTACAACACGTTGTGCTAATTTAACTGCTTGCTTAATTCCACAATTTACACCAAACATAAACATTTCATCACAAACTTTTTGAGATTCAATATAATTCAAATTTATAGAATCCCAATAATTTTTCTTGTAAAATCTCATTACATCTAGTGTTAAATCTTGATTTTTAGATAAATTTATACTTGCTTGTTTAATTGAACCTGTTTTTTGAATTTCTTGTTTAATTATATTCCACCATTGCCAACTAGGATTAGCAGTTTCATAAATTCCCCAATAAGTTAATCCTGTTTCATTAGGATTTTTATGTAATATATTAGCAGAATTATTAAATTCAAATTTTGCTAGAAGTTCAAAAGATTTATTAAAATCAGCCATTATTTAACCTTTCATTAAATTTAAAATATTAAAAATATTAAAAGAATTTTAAATGTGTTAATCCACCACTTACACCTGAACCTGAATTCTCATTACTTACGCTTGCGTGTAACGGCGAATTGCATTTAAATCTCACAGTAAATTCAGCAATTTGATTCTTAGTGCTATTATTAAGTGATAGTTGAGAAACACCTTCAATTAATGCAGATTGTGTTCCAAAGAGTAAAGTAGATTTTGGAGTTCCATTATCAGGGTCAGCAAACACCTGACAATTAAACACAACTTTATCAAAATAGTTATCTTTACTTAAGTTATAAGCATTTACAAATTTTCTATATAATTCAAATTGATTAAAATCTCTAAAAGTCATTGTAAATCTAAACAATTCATCACGTCCATTATTATATCGCCACATATTGCCTGAATAATCTTCAATAGATTGATTGGTATATTCAGGTGTTTCTATTGAAATGCAGGCAATGTTAAGGTCTGTATTAGTTTTTTCAATAGAACCCCAATTTATTAAGTTACCAAATTCAGGGGTAGGGTGTAAAATAAATGAAAAGTTTGCAATTAAAGTCCAATTTTTCTTATAAACTTCTCTTACTGCGTCTTGAAGTAACAAAATTAATCCTTTATCCTAAGAAATTTTTAAAACTTGATGTAAAGAAATCAGTTGCATTTGATATTCCTGATGATAATTTATTAGATATTCCACCAAGTGCTGATTTTGTGTCACCAACTAAAGAATCTATTGTCCCACCTATTGTTGATTTAACTGCACCCATTACTGAATTAGCAATAGAATTTAAAGTGTCTTGTATCATTGATTTAATCTTATCGGCTATATCATTAGCAGACATAAATTTAGAATCAATTGTTGTAACTTGAAAATGTGAATAAGCAAATTTAACTGAAAATGTTTGAACTTGTGAAACAGATTCTGAATTTAATTCTATTTCTGATACTTCAATAGGAAAAACATTAAAAAATGTATTAACAGCAGTTTGTTTCTTTAATTCATAATCTAGTTGATAAATAGACATCGCCGAAACTAATCTATCTTCATTTGGCATATGTATATTATTGCCATAATTATAGTATTGTGACATTAACATCCAATTGATGAATAAATTTCTTAGTAAGTGACTTTCATCATTATAAAATTCGCAAGACCAGGTTTGTTCTATTCTTTGCATACCTTGAATAGGGATTGTTCTGCCTTTATAATCTATTTCTATTATTTCAGTTGATAGTGAAGGAAATGATGTTGCCTTGCAATAAGTATCAATATCTTGTTCTTTTACAGATATATTTTTTAAAATTTTAGGCAAAAATATCATACATTTAAATTTGGTAGGTCTTGACATATCGCCGAGAACTTTATACATACCATTTTGAATTATATCTGACATTTAATCCCTTATTGATTTATTATAAGTGTATTTATACTTTTAAATTTCTGATTTGATATCTGAATTTTATTAACTACTTA